TACGTGATGCCCTCGCGCAACTGCTTCGCATCATTCTCACTCGCCGCGCCCGGGATGTTGTCGTCCTCCTGCGGGTTCCCACGGATCCGCTGCACCGTCTTCCCATCCGCCTTCCAACCAAACTGGCCGGCCATCCGACGATACGCACCCACACTCATCGGCATCACATGCACCGCCCAATCCGCATCCTGCAAATCCGTAGTGTACGCCGGCACCACGAAATACATCGGGTCCACCGCCTCAAACCCAACCCTCTTGTCCCCAGGATTCCAGAAACACTTCATCACCCCACGCCCACTCATCAGCGTGTAATCCACCCACGAAAGAACCTCATCCACGAAGTTCGTCTTCTCCCGCACCTTGTAGTTGAACCAGTCCTCCGCGACCTTCGTGTACGCATTCAACTGCGACCGCATCGGCACAAAGCTGGCCACCACATCCATCCCAAGAGCCTGCTGCAGGAACAAGGGCTTCAGCTTCTCAATCGCCGTATCAATCAAGGGCCAATGCAGGTCCGCAGCCTTCGGCCACGGCTTGTTCGCCCGCCGCAACCCATGATGCCTCAACTCATACCACCGAGTCTGCCGCAACTCCCACGGACTCCGCTGCCCGATACTCTCCAGTATCTGACCCTGCAAATCCTTCCGCCCCTTGTCGCTCATCATATTCACCCCTTACTACCCACCAACTTCACAACCCGCAAGCACAACACCCTCCGCATCCCCCTCCAGCGGGCCAATCTCCTCCTCCATCCTCTCCAGCAAACTCCTCCCATCCTCACCCACAGCCTTCAAATACTCATCCATCCTCCTCCCACCACCACCACAAAACGCCAACACCATAGCATCCGCCCGATCCGGACTGTTGATCCCCCGCGCCCGCAACTCATCCTTCCCCTCCAGCGTCAACTTCCCCTTCCCATTCGTCCGCACCTTCCGACTCACAAACTGCTGGAGCAATACCTCGTCCGTCCCACACGGCCCCAAGTTCACCTTCCCCTCTTCCACCATCCGCCCAAACTCAATCCACATCTCCGCCGCACGATTCACAAACTGATCATCCCGAATCGCCCGCTCCCCAAAGTTCACCCGCCTCACATCCCACCCCTCAGCCCGCAACGCATCACACATCACCACCCCCATCCCACCCACATCCGCATACACATCCTCAGCCTTCACACCCCATTTGCGAAACTCCGCAATGAACCTCCCCACACTCGCCATCGTGTCCCGATCACGCCACCGCACCAACCCCCTCACACAATTCCCCTTCCGCACCACCATCACACTCTCATCCCCACCAGCACTGAAATCACACCCAGCCGTCAGCCGCTGACCCTCCGACTCCTCCTTGCACGGATCACTCACACACCTCTGCCAATCCACCGTCTTCACCGCAGTCAAACTCCCGTCATCCTCCATGAACTCCGCATGAATCATCGACCGCACCAACGGATGCCCCTCACCCCAGCGGGCCACCTGCTCATCAATCCACTCCTTCCGGATATGCGGACAATCATACGCCGTCACCGTGAACGTCTTCCACTTCCCATCATTCCTACGAAACGCCTCGTAGAAATACCCACTACTCCCACCAGGGCTACTCATCATCAACACCCGCGTCGGCTGACACCGCTCCATCGACTGAAATATCCCGTCCGGAACAGCCTTCGCCTCATCCACCACATACAACAAATCCCCACTCGGCCCCTGCACATGCCACCCCTCCGCCTTCTCAGGATTGCTCGCAGAGAACCCAATACACCGACTCACCAACTCCTGACCCTCCACCAACCTCGGATACACATACCTCACCTCCCCATCCTTAACCGAAAAACCATTCTCCTCACCACCCAACCCATTGATCATCTTTCGCAAATGCGGCCACAACGCATCCGCCACCTGCCGATACACACCAGCCGTACACACCACCAAACTCCCAGGCCACCTCAACATGTGCCAGATCACCGCACTCGCCGCCACCATGCTCGTCTTCCCACTACCATTCGCAGCCTTCAACGCCACCCGCGAATGCTTCTCACCCAATGCACCCAACACCGCCTCCTGCCACGGATACACCTCACGCAGGCCAAGCATCATCTTCGGGAAATTCTCCAGCTTCTGCGCCTCCGCCAGTAACTTCTTCTGCTTCCACGCAGGCATCCCCCCTCCAGAGGAATACGAGTTGGCCATGGGGTTGCGCTTACGCTTTATCTGCTTGACAGGCATGGAATTGTGGTGGTTGGGAGAGGGGGGTATCAGGATCAACCCACCCCCCTCGTGGGGGTCCCCCCCTCCCCGTGGTCTATTTGCTCCCTCCGAATGCTCCGAGCAGGTTGCCGGAGATCGAGAGCTCCTTCCCCTTGGAAGTGTGATCGATGGATGCGCGGGCGACGTAACCTCGGGTTCGTTCCAGCAACCACGCGGATCCTTGCCAGCCGGGACCGCATGAGCGGACGACGCTTGCAAGTTCTAGTTCCCCTTGGAATTGCGCTTCTCTCATCTGAGAAGCAAAGTCCGGATTCCGGACCAGATATTGCGACCATGTACTTCCACCATCGTGGAACCCACAGCCGATCGCGATGCGCTCAGAAGGGATTCCCAATCGTGCGGCCTCGATTGCTCTTTTTACTTGGTCCGTTGAAAGGGATTTCTGCGGCCTGCCAATCTTCCTCCCCTGAGTCCCTTTCCCCTTCCTTCCCACCTTTCCGTCGGTCATTCCCCCTTCTCTTTCCATGCCCCCGCTCTCCCCGATCCCCCTTTGAATTGGAAGCCAAATTTTCCCCCTTGACACCGCATCCCCTTTCCCTCACCTTGCGCGTGCGACCCGAAGACCGGGTCCGTTCAACATCATGAAATCCCTGAAATCCCTACTCGTTGCCCTCGCGCTCCTTGCGCTTGGGTCTGTCGTCATCCTCGTACTCGGGCTCTGTTTCGCTGAGCTATTCGTTGGAGGTGTCCTGTGATTCTCCACGAAGACCAGCACCGTGTCATCATCGCCAAGTCGAAAGGGGGTGGATTGTGACTACCTATTGTGTCTCGTGGTATCGAGGAAGGCAGGCTGACGGCGGAAGTCACACGTCGACTGAAGGTGCGATGTCGGCCGTAAGCGCCTATCAGAAAGCGGTCGAAGCCCAGACAACGCCCGGTGTGAGACTGCTTAGTATCAAGCGAGAGTCTGATGAGTGCCGTGTCAGTGTCCGACAGTTGCGGGCATTGGCGAGAATCGGGAAAACGAAAGGCCAGCGTTGAAACCCCTCCTTCGTGTACTAGGCTACCTCGCCCTTTGCTTCGTTTTCGCCCTCCTACTGCTTCTGTCCGCGCTCGCTGGCGATTGAATCAGAAGCTTCCACCACACGCCCCAAGGAATCCCCTTGGGGCCTTTTCTTTGCCCGGATCCGGGGCCGCCCCTTGGAAAGCGGCAAATAATGCTCTCTCCTGCCGCTTTTCTTTGTGCTCCTCCCTAGGACATGCAATGTCCGACCCCGGGGCCTTTCCCCTTTTTCGATTGAGCTGGCCACTCCCCCCTCGCTCCCCTCGCTCCCGCGCTCCGTCATACCGCATACCTGGATTCGGGATTCGGGATTCGGGAATCGTGGTGCGGTGGGCCCTTTGCCAAGAGGCGTCCCGAGTAGTGGCTTGACAGCCATGGTGCGGTGGGTTACTACAATAGCGAATCATGAGCAACTCCTCCGATTTAGTGACAACGAGTTTCCAGTTGGACTACCGGGTTCTTGTACTACTACAGAAGCGGGCCAATGAGTTGGGGTTTCGTAGTTGGGGTGCGTATTTGCGTCATGTGGTGGACTATCATGTGGTGCTGGTGGAGCCGGACCTGTTGCGGGAGCTGCCGCGCGGGCCGTCCCGGACCGAGTCCTCTGGATAACCCGTTCCGAGCCATCCAAACCCCTGCTCCTCCCTGCCCCGGACCCCCATCCGGGGCCTTTCGCGTGGGGGGGGGGGGGCGGGGGGGGGGGGGGGGGGGGGGCGCGGGGGCGGGGGGGGGGGGGGGGGGGGGGGGGGGGGGGGGGGGGGGGGGGGGGGGGGGGGGGCG